ATCCAATTCAAATTTCATATACTGCTAGTGGTAGATTATGGAGTAGAATGGGAACTGGTGCTACTTCTTGGAGTGGTTGGAGACAAGTATTAGATAGTGTATCTCAAGCATACGCTTATAATATGAATCAAAATGTTCGCTCATCTGATTCACCAACGTTTAGTGAACTTAATGTTGATTCATATATAAGACATAGTGGTGATGCAAATACTTACATTAGATTTGTAGGAGCTGATGATTTACAATTAGTAGCAGGTGGTAGACAAATGCTTAGAATGGATGAAGGTGGTGATCCTGATATTCTTCAATTAGGTGATTCTGCTACATACACTAGAAATGAAGGACATTTAATTGTTGGTCAAACTGCTATATCATATACAAATACGGATAATACTCCATTAGTAGGTTCAAAAACTAACAATAGAGTACATATCAATGGTTCAATACAATTAACCAGCAATAACGATGCTATCGTATTCGGTAGAGGAACATCTTCATTTATGAAAGATGAAGAAATTGGCTTCGGATGGGGTGGTGGTTGGTATATGACCGATGGTACTTACCTAAGAGTAAGAAATAATAAAATTCTTTATTCAACTGGTGAATTTTGGGCTAGTAGATTTAATGATGTAAATAATACTGGATATTATGGTGATTTTGCATCTACATCAAATTTAAATCAGTTAAATGTAATTACTTTAAATGTTAGTGGTAACACTACATTGGGTAATGGTAATGGAGATATAACTCATATTAATGATATAGTTCATATTGGAGCAACTGATAGTGGTAATTCTGATTTATTCTTTGGTGAAGGTGCTACTAATAATATTACATATGGAGCTCATTGGAATTGGGACTCAGGATATAGATTTACTTGGAATACTAGAAATGCTGGTACGGATACAATGTTATTCTACTATGATACTAATGCTTTAAGTTATGTAAATTGGGGTAGAAATTTCCATATGCAGAATAAGGAGATTAACTATGTATCTCAACTACACTTTAATGATAATATTAGGTTTTATGATGAAGGTAATGATTCATACTTAAACTTTAAATATGGTGATGCTAATGCAGGTGGTATTAAGTTCTATAATGGTGGTGGTACTAGAAAAGGGTATCTATACGCTGATAATACTGGATTTGGTTTATTAGATAATGATGGAAATTGGGCAGTATTAACACAAACTGGTACAAATCCATTACAACTAAGAACTAACAACAATGTTGAATTCTACGTTTATGATTCATACACATATTCACCAGGTTCATCAAGAGCACCAATATTTTATGATTCAGATAATACTGGAACTTATGTAGACCCTAATACAACTGGAATATCTTTCCAAACATTAGGTCAAATAAGAACCACTAGAGCAGATGGATTTAGAGTTGATAGTTCAGGATATGCTAGAATAGATTTAGATTCTAATAATAATTGGTCTTATATAAGATTACAAGATAATGGGGCAGTTTCTTGGGATATTGCATCATACAATGGTGGTATCTTAGAACTAAGACCAGGTGGTGGTGGTTCAAATAGAACTTATTTCGATAGTAGTGGTAATTCATTCTCCGAAGGTTCCAAAAGAGCACCTATATTTTACGATAAAAATAATACTGGTTATTATATACATGGTGATAGTACATCAAACTTATATAATCTAAGTATTGTAAATACTCTGACTGTTGGTGGATACGATGTACTTACTGGAGGAAATTTAGAAGATTACACTTCAAATATAGAAAATGGTTCGTTCTATAACATTACGGACTCAATGACTTCTGCTGAAGTAAGAAAACAACTTGGTAATACATCTAGTAAAATAGAAAAAATAGATGATAACACTGCTCCTGCGGAGGGTGCATTTAAAATTACTGGTTATTTAGGATTTGATGATGGTAGATATATTAAGATTGATAAAGAATCTCAATATACTTTTGAAGTTTGGATTAAGGTAGTTGATGGTGGTGATACCAACCAAAGATTATATATGGGTTGGACAATGTATGATAGAAATAAATCATCATATGGTAACTCTAAAAGATATTGGGGTTCTGGTGGAACTCAATTCGATAGTGACACTAACACAAATGGTTGGTATAAAGTAACTGGAAAAATAAAAGGTACAGGATTCCATGCAGATGCTCAATACGCTAGACCAGTACTTCTTTTTAATTATTCATCAAATGTGGGTGTAACTCATTATTGTGGATTAAAACTTTATAAATCAGAGCAGAGTCTTGGTAGATTAAGATTACATGGTAATTATGGTAATAATGCTACATATATTCATAACTTAACTGACCAAAGATATCCATACATCGAAGGTGGTGATGGTAATGCATTAAGAATACAATCAAATAGTGGATATGTTGATTTTGGAGCACAAAATACTTCACATCTTCATATGTACACCGATAGAGGTTCATTCTATACGAATAAACCAATGTATATTCAAGGAAGAACTCTTTTACAACAAAACGATATTAGGTCAGCAATCTATTACGATTATGATAATACATCATACTATTTAGACCCAAATACATCAGCTGTATCTTTAAATGCATATGGAACAGTTAGAGGTAATTATTTTGTAGGTAGTAGATATGCTAGTACAGGTTATACTGTATATAAAGGATATGATAATTGGAATCATTATATATCAGTAAGAGGTTATGCTAGACCAGGTCAGGGTAAATCAGATGCAGCAATCTTAGGAGGACATCAAACATCTTTTGTAGAATATGCAGAAGCAAACGATACAACTGGTTGGTTCTTCATGAGCTCACAAAGTACTAATTATAGTCAGGTTTCAAAAATAACAAAAAGTTATTCTCAATTTATTGGGTCTGTACGTTCACCATTATTCTATGATACCGATAATACTGGATATTATGTAAACCCTGCGGGTCAATCTCATATGAACACTCTTACCTTAGCAGGTAATAGAATTGGATTCATAAACTCATCGTTTGATGCTGAAATTAGAGTATCCGATAGTAATCCAAACGGAGCAGGTGCAGAATTTACATTCTATGGTGATACTGTTGGTGGAAACGCACAACTTACCGCAGAAGTAGGTAACTTCTATAACCAAGTAAGAACCGCAATAGTATATGATTATAATAGTACTGGGTATTATTTAGACCCACATTCAACATCTAATCTTAATAACTTAACTTTACAAGGTACATTAACTTTAAATGGTGATGTTAACTTAGGTGATGATTTCACAGTAGGTTCATTAAAAACTGTGGCAATAAATACTACAATTGCTGCAAGTGGAACTCAAGCTCGTAGATTTGAGATTGCTAGAATTTCAATGGATTATAACGATTGGAATGGTACTGGTACATTTGAAGTTGAATTGCATGAAAATTATTATGGTAGGGGAACAGTAAAGAAATACCAAGTATTTTGGGGATACAGCAACGCTTACCAAGTAAGATTAGTTGATGCTAATATTTATGGTAACAATCATTTCAGAGTTGTTATTGGTTCACCTGTAACAATTAGTGGTGATATTAGATATGTACCAGTTTACGCTGAAGCAAGATATTATACTCAATGTAGAGCAATAGTTAGAACTACGAGAGATGTAACTTATACTGATAGTACACCAAATAGAAGTTGGGCATATATAAACAAATCACCGGGAGCACAAAATATTGGAGATTTCGGAACCGCTGATAGGATAATTTACAAAACTGAAGCAGATATAGCAGCTGATAGATTCTACGATGCAAACAATACTGGTTACTATGGTGATTTTGCTTCTACATCATATATGAATGATGTAAGGGCTAACATTTTCTACGAAAGAGAAAACACCGCATACTACTTTGGTAGTTCACAGGGTGATGCTCGAATGAGAAATGTTAGATTTAATAGTGTTGATATTGAAGACGGAGCAACTATTGAATCAGTAAACAATAATGGTAGAATATATTTAGGTGGTAACTTACATATCGATTCATATAATGGACATGATATTTATCTGAATTACTATTCAGGTAGAAGAACGAGAACTTTCTATTCATCAAATAGAGAAGCTTGGAGGTCTGATACAAATGGTATTGTTTACGCATTTTCACAACATCGTTCACCAATATATTACGATTATAATAATACTGGATATTATTCTAACCCCGCTTCAGATTCTAATTTCAATACATCTATAAGAGCAAATGAAGTATATGCTAGAAACTGGTTCAGAAATGATAATAGTGGAGAAGGTTTATATAACCAATCAACTGGAATGCATTGGTATTCAGATTCTAATAGAAGATGGAGATTATATGGTGGACAATCGACAGTTGAAATCGGTATGTACACTTCTGGAAATACTCTTAGAGGATATTACTACGCTGATAATAGTAACAACATTGGTATTTTAGATGCTGGTGGAAGTTGGGCAATTAGACACGCAAATGATAATGGTACTTATTTCTATTCTGATAATAGTACATTAGAATTTAGAGTAGGTAGAGATACAGTAACTGGTAACTATGGTACTGTTCAAACTTCAACTACTAGAAGTAGTTGGGGTGGATACTCAATTAATGGTAATTGGGTGTTTATGCATGACCATTCAAACGCTGCTGGTATCTATAATGATATTGAAAATGAGTGGGCTATCTATATGTTGAGAAACTCTTATGTAGAGTTAATGTACAATGGAACTTGGGAATTAGCAACTCGTAGTGGATATGGTTTAGCTAGAGGTTCGATGAGAGCACCTGTTTTTTACGATTCAAATGATACTGGATATTATTATGACCCTAATTCAACAAGTAATCAAGCTGGTAGACAACGAGGTGGAACATTATATGGACCTAACCCATCTTGGGGTAGGTATTTAGCTGTTGGTACAAATGGTAGATATAGTAATGAGGCATCTGTTGCTACAACAAATGGTAACCTACACTTAGATGCTAGGTCTGGAAACTCAACATATATTAACTGGTATGTAGGTGGAACAACATATATCAATGGTACACTTCAGGTTAACTTTATCTATGATAGAGATAATACTGCATACTATTGGAATGGTGGTGGTACGACAATGATGAATGATGCTCGTGCTAATATCTTCTATGAAAGAGAAAATACGGCATACTACTTTGGTTCTGGTCAAGGTGATGCTATTATGAATTCACTTCGTACAAATGATTTACGAAATAGATATGATGTATCAAGTGACCATACATATGGTATGTACTTCTCATCAGGTAGAAGTTCAGCATACGCAATCTTTAGAGAAAGTGGTGGTTGGTCTTATAGATATCCTGATTTAAGAATCGCATTCCATACTGGTATTAAGTTTGGAGCAAACGCTAACTACAATGGTATGCGTTTCTACAACGATTACAATATGGCAACGCAGGTAATGTCTGTTAACAACGCTACTGACCCATTAGGAGGAAATAACGTATATGTAAACTACAACTTACAAGCGGGTTCTTCATTAAGAGCACCAATCATTTATGATTCAAATAATACTGGTTATTATTTCGATGGTGCATCTGCACACTCTACGAGATTCGAAGGTGTGAGTGATAGAACAATGGCTTATATTAATAAACCAGGTCATTCTAGAAACAATGCTGCATATTATAGAAGTAGACCTCGTCAAACTGGTAATAGTGATTATTGGACTGGTGCAATGGGATGGGGTAGACAAGATATGAACGTTGTTTCAACTTGGGGTTCTGGTTTTATCGATTCTTGGAGTAATCCAGGTAATCAACCATCAGGTACATCTCACTGGGTTGGGATACAATCATATCATTACAAAAACTCTAATACATCTGGTTATGGATGGCAAATGGTTGGTGGACCAATTACCAACTTGAGATTCAGAAGTACTTGGAGTGGATGGAGAAGTTGGAGAACAATACCTGTTCTTGATGAGAATAATGGTAATGGTGGTTCAATGTACGCTGGTAGATACTATGATTCAAATTCTACTGGATATTATTTAGACCCTGCATCTACATCACAACTTCGTTATGTATTAGCAAACGATTGGTTTAGAGCACAAGGTTCAACTGGTTTCTACTTCCAAGATAGAGGTTGTGGTATGAGGTCAGTAAGAGATGAAGGTGGACAGTATGGTACTGTTGCAACTTATGGTTCTGATGTAGGTGGATATGAAGGATGGTCTATCGGTGGTAGAGTAGTACTTATGCACAATATGAGTTCACCTGTTGGTTTATACAATGATGTAAACAATGAGTGGATGACTTTAGGATATCTAAACTCTACGTTTGGAATATTCTACAATGGTAGTAGAAAAGGAACAGCAGAATCTTATGGTTGGGGTGTAAGTGGTGATATGCGTGCAAGTGGAAACGTAATCGCTTACTATTCTGATATGAGATTGAAGGATAAGGAAGGTGATATTGAAAACGCTCTTGATAAAATCGGTAAATTAAATGGTTTCTATTATAGAAATAATAAAGAAGCTAATTTACTTGGATATGAAGGAAAAAAACTACAAGTAGGTTTATCCGCTCAAGATGTAAAATTAGTATTACCGGAAATTGTTCATAAAGCTCCTCTTGCTGAACAATTGGGGTATGATTATATGACAATCCAATATGATAAAGTTGTACCACTTATTGTAAATGCAATAAACGAACAAAAAGAAATAGTTGATTCTCAAAAAGAAGAAATTAAATATTTAAAATCAGAACTTTCTGAAATGAAAGAAATGATAAAACAATTATTAAACAAAAAGTAAAATGGCAATAGTAAAAGAAATAGTTTTAAACAAATTAGATGTTAATGTTCAAAATCCAAGTATTGAGATTGTTAAACGAATTTCATTTATTGAAAATGGTGAAGAAATTAATAGAAATCATACTCATACTTTTTATGATTCAGCAAACTCAGATGATTTAATAGCAAGTGAATCATTATTCATTCAAGGTGTATGGAATAATTTATCAAGTAGTTTTGTAGAAACATCTGGAAGTATAGAATAATATTTGTGTTTAACTAAATTTGGTTATATTTATAGGTGTTAGTTTTCCGTTTGGAGAACAACCTATATACTTATATATATAAAAGACAATAAAAATGGCAGTAACTTATTCTTGGGGAATAACCCAAATGACTAAAAAAACAGTAGGTGAGCATGCAAATGTTGTATTACACGCACGTTGGGAACTTATAGGTACAGAGGGAACAACTGGAACACAAGGTAGATTCATTGGAGCAACTCCAATTGACTTTAATACTGGTTCAGTTGATGAATTTGTAGCTTTTGGAGATTTAACTCAAGAGTTAGTAATCGGCTGGGTTTCTTCATCAGTAACAGGTCCAAATGGATATTGGGACCACATTTCAGAGCAAATACAAAAAGGTATCGATGAGGTGGATGATGCATCCGAAGAAGTAGGAGATGAAAATCTTCCATGGTCAACAGGTTCAGTAACACCAACACCAGTAGATGGTGGTGGCGAATAATTAATGGTTTCAACGTTTTAGTTATATTTATATTTGTAATAACTAAATTGTTTATTTAATAAACGGAGATAATATGGCAGAAAGAATTGTATCACCTGGAGTATTTACGAGAGAAAATGACCTTTCGTTCTTAGCACAAGGGGTTGGAGAAATTGGAGCAGCGTTCATTGGACCTTTTAAGAAAGGCCCAGCGTTTGTTCCCACAGTAGTTCGAACACAATCGGAGTTCGAAGAAAAATTTGGTACACCGGATGGTACTTACTATACAGAGTATGCAGTGCAGAACTATTTAAGGGAAGCAGGAAGTGCAACTATTGTTAGAGTAGCAGGTGTAGATGGTTATAGTCAAGTAGCACCTATTGGTATTGCAGTAACTGGTTCAGCTGGACTTAAATTAATTTCAACACTTCACTCAACACATGGTGGTGATGAAGAAGTTGGATTTGATGGGTTCACTATATCAGATGGAGGAGCAACTGGTTCATTTGTTGTTAGTGGTAGTGGAATTGGAGAAGTATCTTCTTCTTTAGACTCAACTGATAATAACGATGTAACTGATGTATTCGGTTCTAATCCAAGAGGTTCGAAAGATGCATATTCATATTCTTACTTTAAGAATGCATATGATGGTATAACTGATAAGAATGTAATTCAAGCAGTTGTATTACCAACTCAAAACTTTACTTACGATGCTAGTACGGCAGTAACGCCATATGTAAAATCACAATTAATCTCCGGTGAAAGATATGATTTATTCCGTTTCCATACATTAGGACATGGTAATGGTGAAAATAAAAGATTTAAAGTTTCTATATCTGGTGTGAAGGCAGCTGGTGAAGATGGTGGTACTGATTATTCAGTATTCTCATTAACTATCCGTTCTTACGAAGATACAGATAAAAGAAAATCAGTATTAGAATCATTTAATAATGTTAACTTAGATCCAGGCTCAGCAAATTATATTGCTAGAGTAATTGGTGATAGATATAGTACAATTGATTCAAATGGAAAGATTACCGAAAATGGTGATTGGATAAACAACTCTAAGTATCTTAGAGTAGAAGTTGGAGAGCAAGGTTCATACCCTGTATCTGCTGCACCATTTGGACATGGAGCTTATTCTAACCCAATTAAAGCAATTGTTGAAACTATCGTTCCTGCAGCTGTTTACCAAACAGGTTCAGAAGCTAACACCGCTGGTAACCCACAATATTATGCTGGATTCGATTTCGAATCAATTGGTATAAAAGAAGATAACGCTAACTATATGAACCCTCTACCTGAAAGTGTAGGAGTTGGTTCTAACGTAGTGTTTGGATTTGATGGGAATATAAGTGGAGTTGGTTTAACATTAGAAATGACTGGTTCAAATTCTGCTGATATGATTAAGAGACAATTCACTGTTGGTTTCCAAGGTGGATTTGATGGAATGAGCCCGAATAGAGAAATCGCTTTAGGTTCTTCAATTTCAACTGGAAATTCGCAAGGATTTGATTTAACTGATTCAACTAAGTTTGGTTCAAAAGCATACGCTAAAAGTGTGAACGCAATTTCAAACGCTGATGAGTATGATATCAATATGGTAGTAACTCCTGGTATTGTAAGAAGATTACACCCAGCAGTTGTAACTGATGTATTGGATATGGTTGAAGCTAGACAAGATTGTTTCTATATAGCTGATTTAACTGGAGTAAACGATACAATAACTCAGGTAACAACTCAGGCTAACGCAATTGATTCAAACTATATAGGTTCTTATTACCCTTGGGTTAAGACAGTAGATTCGAATACAAATAAACTAATCTCAGTTCCACCTTCAGTATTACTACCCGCAGTATATGCAGCAAATGACGCTATTGCAGCTGAATGGTTCGCACCTGCTGGTTTGAATAGAGGAGGTATTATAGGAGCAGTTAGTGTATTGAATAGATTAACACACTCTGAAAGAGATACTTTATATGAAAACAAAGTAAATCCAATCGCTTCTTTCCCTGGACAAGGTATTGTAGCATTTGGACAGAAAACGTTGCAAGATAAAGCATCAGCACTTGATAGAATTAATGTTAGAAGATTATTAATCAACGTTAAGAAGTTTGTTGCTTCTACATCTCGATTCTTAGTATTTGAACAAAATACGGCTCAGACAAGAGGTAGATTCATTAATACTGTACAACCTTATTTAGAAGGAATACAACAAAGACAAGGATTGTACGCATTTAAAGTAGTTATGGATGAATCTAACAACGGACCTGATGTGGTTGATAGAAACATACTTGCTGGACAGATATTCTTACAACCTGCTAAGACAGCTGAATTCATTGTAATTGATTTCAACATCTTACCAACTGGAGCATCTTTCTCAGCATAAAACAAAAAAATGAATAACTAATATTTATTAGTATAAAAGGGAAATAAAAAAATGGCAGAAGTATTAGAATTTAACGAAATGATGTTCACCAACTTCGAACCGAAGATGAAGAACAGGTATATAATGGAGATTGATGGAATTCAATCATACCTTATAAAGACCACAAGTAGACCTTCAATTAACTTTGAGCAGGTGAAATTAGACCACATCAACACTTATAGAAAACTACAAGGTAAAGGTGAATGGCAAGATATTACATTAACAATGTATGACCCAATCGTTCCTTCTGGTGCTCAACAAGTGATGGAATGGGTACGTTTAGGATACGAATCATTGACTGGTAGAAAAGGTTATGCCGATTTCTACAAAAAAGATATTGATTTTTATATGCTAGGGCCTGTTGGAGATAAAATCGAACAATGGAAGTTGAAAGGTGCATTTATTGTAGCTGCAAACTTCAATGATTTAGATTTCTCTTCCAATGACCCTGCTGATATTGAATTAACATTAGCATACGATTACGCTATCTTGGAATTTTAAGATATTATTCACTACTATCTATATTAAAAAGGTTCTCTTATTGAGAACCTTTTTTATTTTATAACTTTTTCATTTCGATATACTTATATATACAACTAATAAAGGTTAAATTATGAGCGAAAAGAAATACGATTTTCCAACGGAAGTAATAGACTTACCATCTGAAGGTAAGGTCTATCCATTGGAAAACCCACTATCATCGGGAAAAGTAACACTAAAGTATATGACTGCCAAGGAAGAGGATATCCTATCTTCACAAAATCTTATTAAAAAGGGTGTTGTGTTAGATAAGTTATTTGAATCTATTATTGTAGATGATGTAAATATTGATGATATTACTATTGGTGATAAAAACGCAATTATACTTGCAACTAGAGTATTAGGTTATGGGCCTGAATATCCAAT